GGTACGGTACACCAAAGCAAAAATCCCCCATCAAATCCGGCGACCAATTTAGCGCTCCGTTTTAGAGAGTGTCAAAGGCAACCGAAAATGATGAGGGAAAATGCAGGTACAAATTACTGGAAAGGCCAGGCCCTTACCTTAATACTATTATAGCACAGAACGGTAAGGTTGTCAAGGGGTTAGGCGGTACGCTGCCAAATAAAAACAGCCAGATACGGGGGGATATTGTTGTGCGGTAAACCCCCGCCCACTTCACTAGTTTGGGCAGTGCCATAATTTACGGGTGCTTGCACAGTGCTATAATACTTATCGCCAGTGCCAACTTGTGTTGCATAGCCCTCCATAGTGTGTTTATGATTTGGCATTTCTTTAACAGTTAAAGTGTGGGTTGCTTCTCCTCCTGTGCTAGCAGCGGGGTAATTTTCAGACGCACCAATTAAGAATCTGTCTTTAATTGCAACCCATGTTCCACCAAAAAGGTTAGCCGGAGACATGGACGAGGCTGTAATATAAATACTTCCCACTGGATAAGCATCAAGCAAAGTTAAACTTGCGGGCGTAAGGAAAGTTAAAATACCACCAGACTGTACAAAGATAACATTGTTACCAATACGGTAAGCATAATCCGGCAAAGTTTGGCCGTTTGAAAGTCTGGCAATAATAGAAGCACCGTTCATTGTAAACGTGTCACCGCTTCTAAAATCGCTGGTAGCTGTAAATTTAAAAACGCTTGCCGTTGGAATTGTAGTAGTCAACGCATGGACTGTACCGTTTGTTGTTTCTTGAACATCTTGAATGGCTGAATTTTGATTTTTAAACATTTGGTTATCAATCTTCTTGAAAGCCTCATTGTCAATCGTAAGGTGATTGTAATTGTCTGTGCCTAAAGCAATAGGCAGTTTGAAATTTGTTGTAGTTGTTGGCATATTAACCTCTCTTTCTATTTTTGGGGGAAAATAGTTCCTGCATCGCGAATAATATCGGCATAAGAATAATTTCCCGCGCTGCAAATATCAATCATTTGCGTATATGTGTATGTTCGAGCAATAAGGGCGGCATATGTTAGACCAGTAGTGATATGAAGTTGTGCAAGGTAATCCAACATATATTGGATAGTTACTTCATCGCCCGTAAAATAGTTTATAACCCTGACATCAATAAGCTGTGAGCTTATATAGTTTTTAATATAGGTATCATATTGTGAAATTTTTGTATCTATAAGTTTATCAATTGTTTGGATAGTTTCTGAAAGTTTGACAATAACGTTATTTATTTGGAGCTGCAAATTATTGACATCTGATTGTTCTTTTTCTGACAAAGATTTAAGTTCGTTGGAAAGGTTGTTAATCAGGATAAGCATATCTGCCTTTAGTATTGAAATTTGTTCATCAGTGTAGGCGTGGGAAAGGTCTTCAATTTGGGAAAGTTTGTCAATCGCTTCAATAATTTTTGCCAACACTGCTGACATTTGGTCATAGTATGATAATGAATCATCATAAGCAGTAGGAATAATTTTAAAGCAATTTCGAAGCCGTTCAAATTCTTCAATAGAAAATACGTTTGACATTTTATTATTTCTCCATTCACCATATTTGCATAAAAAGCGGTTCAAGCTCGTCAAGCAGCTCTTTATCAACATTAATTAAAGAATTATAGAATTTCTCTAATAATTCTGCGGGAGCATAGCCTCTATACCCGGTTATAAAATTTTCTGTTGTGTTTTCAGTGCTGGTGTTTGCGGTAGTTTCGTTGTTGGTGTCAGATAAGGTTGCACTTGTCAAATATTTACCGTCCCTTAAGTTTTGGATTGTTCCTTGTGGTGTATCGCTTACAGTGTCAACACTATCTCCAATATTTTTCCCAGTACTATTTGCACTACCTCTTCCTGCGCTACGTTCACTTATGCTTTCAGTTACAAGAAAATCAAAATCCCTGTAAAAGGCTTTATATTTTTTGTTATAATAAGGCATTATATTGTTTAAAGTATCATCAAGGCAAAGCTTCCACGCACCAAATGTTTCAAGGGCAATTTCTCGCATATAAAAATGCTTTAAAATTTTTGTTTCTAAAACAATGCGATATTTTTCATCAAATATTGGGAAAGTAAAATCAAAAATTTTTGGAGCGGCTTTTAAAATACATGGTGCATATGGGGTTGACGGTAAACCACTGTAAAATGAACAAATAGAACGTAATTCCGTTGTATATCTAGACAACAGGTTCACCCCCCTCAATTGGAACGTTCTCCATAATTTTGGAAAGGTTTAAAGAAGAGCGGAAACGCACATCAATATTTAGGCCGAACAGCTGGTTGATTTGGGTGCATCCTTGCTTACGGGCATTTAAACGGGTTAAACGGCTTGCCTCTGTGCCGCCTAGGTTAGTTGTAATTTCCCCGCTAACTTGACGTTCGGCTTTTTCAGAGGTGTTGGCTTCAACGCCTAAAAATGTTAAAGCCTCTTGAAAAACCTGTCGCTTCATCATTTGCAATTTGTCGCTAACGAAAGGTGCATCAGTTTTTAACACTTTGAAATTTTCTGCGTTAAAGCCTTTGCTAGCACAGATAAGTGGGGAATTGCCATCATATTCCTTATAAGCATTAAGCATGGTAAGCTTTTGTTTTTCCTCCGGGGCAATCAAAAGGATTGGGGTTTTTTGGGCATTAATGTTTACGTCCATTGCGCGCTCAATATTGTACAGACGTTTCGCAAAGCGTTTAATCGGGCCAGCATCAGTAGAGCGTGCAAAGTTGTTGTACATCAGTACGCTGTTTGTTTTGTCAAGCCCTTGGCGCTGGAACCCATTGTAACTATAAGCAGTGCGGAGGGTGGGACGTGCATACACATCAAGAGGCCCAACGGCAAGAGAGGGTAAAGCCAGAAATCCTATTGGGGTTTCATTAAAGAACACCGCTTGCCCATGCCAAAACAAAGTCATTTCAAGAAACCGCTCGTCAATTGTTTCGGGCAAATCAACCCATTCATAAACTGAAATAGCAATGTTGTAAAGGCGACTAAACCAATCTGAATAAGTTTGATTATTTAATTCTGCGCTATCCTCCATGCCTTTAAAGCGGGGGTTGCTCATTTTTATACCTCCTTTCTACACTATTGAATTATCAAGGTTGTAATTGCCAACGTCAAAACTATGCCAGAAAGTAACACCATTATTTAAAATGTTTTCGATACCCCTTGCAACGTCTTGAGGTATTGCCCCTTTCACACTCGCCGAAATAGTTTTTACGAAGTTCCACGATTTGCGACCTGTTAAATTTGGGACTTTAACCCTGTTTGTTTTATACCCGAACATAGAAAAGAAATCATCAATAACCTTTCCGTATTCGGGGCGAATTGAGCGGCAAAAGGTAAAGAAACCACCCAGGCCCGCAATTGCGTTTACATCGCTTGCGTTTGCGCTACCCTCTAATTTATCCGGCACAATGTTTGCGTTATAGACCTGTGCAACAGTCGATCCTATAAGACTTACGCCAGATGCAACCGCTCCGGCTGCTGCTCCTGCGCCGATGCCGCCGCTTGCCGCTGCGCCAACTAAGCCAGCACCTATGCTAACAGCTCCACCAACAACGTTTGAAATAAGGTTGGCTTTATTGTTTGCAATCCAGTTTTGATAGTAGTTACCAACCCACGGTAAAAGCGGCCAGCTTGATAAAACAAGTTCGTGCATTGTGTTTTCACTTATACCCTCATAGTTTAGCGGAAACACTGCTGTTTGAGCGTTCACACCGAATGTGGATTTTAGAGCAAGGACAGCGTTATTAGAAAATAGCTCATAACGGAGGGTGTCGCTCTGGCCGTTCGCAAACACGGAACATGAAACATAAGGGAAAGTATAAAGCTTGTTATTTTTGGGTGTAAAGGATAAAGTACGGGGTGCGCATGGAATGTTATCGGTAAACAAGCCGCCACCAATATTAGGAGGAGCAAAAGTAGGGGCGCAGAACACAGCCACAATAGCGGACAATTTACCCGCAGTGGCGAAAGCGTCAATATCAAGCTGTAAAGCGCTCATTGTTTCTTGTGAAATTGTGCCGTACTGCTTGAATTTACAGCCGAGGGGGTAACCGCTAACGACAGCGGCGTTATACCAGTCCCCCGTATGCACAACGTTTTCCGTATCGCTGGCGATCATGTAGACCAGTAATTGGCTGCTTAATTTTTCAGTCTGCGCTGTTGTAACATATGGGCCTAGTTCAACATTCTCTGGTAAGGTGTTAGCCCCGATTGCGTCATTATTTGTGTGTTCCCGTTCAATAAATGAGGGCATTATTTCGGCTTGAAGCCCCCACGTTTGGAATATATCCTGCTGAAAATAAATGAAGCTGCACCCGTCATTGACGTATTCAACAGACGTAATAAATGCGTAAAACCATTTAGAGCCGTACGCGCTATTTTGGTACATAATATAGTTACAATCGCGCAAACTGTCTGCCGGAATATCAACACGAATTGGAGTACCCGGTTGATTTCGCATATATGTTACATCGTTAATAGGGGGAAACTTTGCCCTGCTGGAAAAATAGTTATATTTGGAAATATCATCGGTGAACAGTAAAATATCTTTGTAATTGCTATTAAACGGGACACCCGATATAATCATTAGTTTACTTTGCGGTGGAGTCATTGGTAATACCTCCTTTTAAATTGCGCCCTAGCTTTTGCCCGGGCGCAATTATAAGGTTTTTGATTAAGTGCCGACAGTAACGGTTGCCGTGCCTGTTTTTGAGGGGTCAACAGTAGAGGTTGCAGTTACAGTAATAGTCGTACCAGTTTCAGCAGAGTCGATAAACAACAACCCCGCGCTGTTGATATTTGTTTTGCTGTCTGCACCTTGACCGGAAATTCCCCATGTAACACCCTGGTTAACAAACCCTGCACCATCAACGGCAGCACTAAACTGCGTGTAAGTGCCTTTAGCACTGGTAACTTTTGCGGGGGTTACGGTTACGGTGTTAACGGTAGTTGCAAGAGTAGTGAAAGCCATTGCATCAGCAAACGGGGAAGCACTGAAAATTTTCCAGACGTGCAGCGTGTTGTTGTAATACAGGCCCTGGCTGTTGTAAATGCTGGTGGCCTCCTGGAGATTGTCGAAAATCATAAAGAAGTCACGGTCAACCAGAACAGCACCAACGCTGGCAAGTTTCTGGTTCTCTTCATCAGTGAAAGGTGCAAAGCTGCTATCCTTGTTCAGCAAAGCCGCCAGACGTTCTTTTTCAGCGGCGGTAAATGCAAAGCTGTCAACCATTGCGTTTTTACCCTCAAATTCAACGTATGAGAGATTAAACGCTTTTGCGAGGCTATTCACGTCAATATTTGCCGAGAAAGCAGAAGTCTGCAAAAGATACTGATTTTTCTTTTCAACAAAGTTAGCAACGCCAGCAATGTTATAATCAGTGCGCGGGAATTCCATCTGATTGGAAACGCTCTTGATTGCCGTTACAACCTGGTTAGCATTGGCGGCATCAGTATACACAGGGATTGCAGTGGTTGCAAGATTGCCGTTGAGCAAAAGAACGTCAATCATGTACTTAGTCATAATATATTCGTCCCATGCCATGCCACTATACATTGCCTGAACAATGCGGCTTACAAGGTCGGTTACACCGTCCCATGAAAGGAAAGCAGCGCGGAGCTGGTCATTGCTTACGGTCTGTTTGTAAAACGCTTTCACGTTAATCATATGGAACATGGTTTTAACGTCCGGGATTTCACGCTTAAACACTTCGCTTTCGGCAACGTCCGGGTCGAACGGGTGGGCCTTTGCCATTTCAACGAAGATTTCCTCAACCGTTTCGCCGAGTTCCAAATACCCGCGCTTTGCCCACGCAAGCGGGTTGGAGTAGCTGCGGGAAGTGATAAGAACCAGGGCAATCCGGTTTACAAGAGTATCAATAAACTCATTGCGCAAAGACTGATGGCCCATGATTGCCGTGCCAACAGCGCGAATTGAATCGGTCGTGTCTGTTGCCTCCGGCACAGCTTTGTAATATTCTGCGCTGGCATTGGCGCGCAAGGTGTTGAGAATACCGACGGTGTTCGCTTTAAGGGTACTTACTTTAGGTCTAGTAGGCATTTACTTTTCCTCCTTTGATTCTGTTTCAAATAAATCCGCATACTCGCGGGGTTTGTTGTCCTCATCATCGTCACCAGGGCCGGGCTTACCCTCATCGCCGTCCGGCTCTTTGTGCGGGTTCGGGTTGCCGTCACCGTCAAAGAAACGGTCAATGTAACGCTGGTTTGCCGCCTCTGTTTCAGCTTTACTTGCAGCGAGTGCATCGGCCCATGAATCAAAACCGTCCGGCGCGGGTTCAACCTCTCTGCCCGCTTTTTCAGCTGCCTCAATATCATCGCCCAGATTTTTGAGCAGTTCCATGAGCTGGTCACTACCGCCGCCGACTTTTGCAATCTCTTTAATAAGTGCGCGTCTTTCCTCTGTGGTCATGTGTTAACCTCCTTTCGTTGCGTCTGTAATAAAGTTTTCAAAGCCGGCAGCGCGTACCTTTTCGGAATATGCGCGGGCTGCCGCTTCACTGGAAAATGCACCGACCTGGACGCGATAAAGCTTTTTGCCGGGTTCGTCTGTGCCAACGGTTACACCGTACATTTCGTCCAAATACTGCTGTGCTTTCTGACGCAGATAGGACATTCCACCAACAGCACCACCGCGAAGATTTGCGGGGCAGTTCTTTTTGTAGGGAGAAAAATCATGATGCTCATAGATAAAACCGTTCACGTCTTTAATGCCGCGTTCATGCAAAAGAGCTGCGCAGAGATAAGCTGCATTGTTTACCGCCTGTTTGAAGTTTGCGCCCTCGTTCACGCAAATCTCAATGGCAATCGTTTCATTATTCCCCTTGCCGTTGCCGCCGTCACCTGCGTGCCATGCAACCTCATTGTCGGGAATAAGGTGGTAGATTTCCTCATCATCTACAACATAGTGGTAGGACACCTCTTTACTTGCACCGCCGTTTACATTCATGTAGGTGGCGTGGCTTTTCGCGTTTGCGGACGATTTAGTGTTTGCCGTTTCGTGAATTGTAATGCCGCTGAATTTACGCAGCAGCTTGCCGGGTCTGGCTTTGCTTTTAGGAAGTAGCCAGTCTTTTACTTGAATCATTTTTGATTCTCCTTTCATTTGAGTTTTTCAAAACGTGAGCGAATGGCCGGGATAACGATTTCCGGGTTGATTTTGCCAATGTTTTCAATAATGCTGCCGATTTCCATAAGAACAATGTAAGCGCAGAAACCAGGGGCAACCGGGATATTAATCCCAATATCCACAAACTGTTGGCCGTAATCACAAAGCCCGCCAAAAGCCAATACCATAACAAGGGCCAATTTGTGGAAAAGTCCCTGCCGCATAATTGTTGAATTAAAACCAGTAGTGGCAAGGCCCTTGATAAAACCAGTCAAGAAGTCGAAAGCAATAAACAAGGCAGTAACGAGATACATATTAATTGTGTTCACCCCCTCTCTATAATTGTATTATATTACATTTAATTGTAATAGTCAATATGCACAAAATCAAGGTAATATATTTGACGTTTTTAGGTGAATAAAATTCAATAAAATGCTTGCATTATCTGCACCTGGGTGCTATAATATAATCAAGGTCAAGGGAACAAACGAAAGGAGCTAAGGCAAAATGATTCCCACAAAATCAGTACACGCAGGGCAGACCCCTAGCGGCTCGCTTTATTACATTATTAAAGAGCGCGGTTATTTTTCACTCTATGTGGACGGAGAGTTTTTTGCATCAGCGGACTCATTCAAAGAGGCAATGAAAGAGGTGAAAAAGTTATGAGTCAAGAAAAACGCAAAGAGGTTATTTCGGCTCTTAAAAGCACAATTGAACTCTTGTATGAAAATGCCTCAAAAGATAAATCAAGGTCAATTGTAGCGGAGAACAACGGCAACATTGAGCTTGCGCTTGCTTACGCTCAATGTTCAAAACAAGAGGTGCTAATGGCACAGTATCTTGAAGTAGATTTAAAACACATTGAAATTGAAAGTGTAAAGGAGGAATTATCAAATGAAGCAACAAGATGCTAAGGGTGGCACAAACTACCCCATGCCCACGCACAAAGATTTTTGCAAACGCTGCTTTGCCTACAACAAAGCTGTAAAAAACAACGGCAAAAATTATGAAGATAAAGGTTGACGAGCATAGCCGCCCGCCGGAGCGTATCCGGCCCAGGGCGAAAGCCCCAAAATTAAAAAGCCGAAAGGCAGAAACGAGGTAATATATTTATGGCAAAGAAAATGGTACGCGCAAAGAAAGTCGAACATTGCATCAGTTATGCAGAGGTGTCTATTGACACCGAGGGCCGCCCAGTAATTAAAGAGGATTGCATTATCGGCGAGGGCTTTATGTCTGACAAAGGCGCAGAAACTGCGCTCCGTAAAGCTGGCGTTACTGGTATGGTGACTAGCGTTGTAAACACTGGCCACACCTATGCAATGCCCTCTGACGAGTTTTTCAGCCTTGCAAAACCCGTGGTCGATGAAGTCGCTGCCCCGTCCGAAACACCCACCATTCTTTAATTAAAAGGAGATAACGAACATGGAAAACAAACTTGAAATCATCAATACCAAAGCAGCACAGACCCTGGCAACCCTGGTCGAGGACAACAACGTCTATTGCTCCCTGGATATTTCCACCGATGAGGGTAAAAAGCTTGCGTTTAACGCCAGCAGCAACCCGAAGTTTTCGCTGAAAGAGGCAGTTAACAAGCCTATCAAAATGGTCGGTCTTTATGTTGAGGCTGTTCCGATGGAGCAGGATAGTGAGGGCCTCCCGGAGGGTTTTGAACCTGTTACCCGCATGATGCCGCGCACGGTCATTATTGACGAGAAAGGCGATTCTTACGCTTGCGTTTCTAGTGGTGCTTTCCATGCACTGCGCCGCATTGTTTCGCTGTTCGGCGCACCAAACACCTGGGAGAAGCCGCTTACCATTGTCCCTCTTCTTAAAAAAGCCAATAAAGGCCAGGTTCTTACCGTAGAAATTCAGTAAACAAAATACCATGCCGCCGCCATGTTGTGAAATTGGCGGCGGCTATTTTATTAAAAGGAGCTGATAAAGTGACAAGAAACGGTGTTGAATACGATTTGACAAAATCTTTCTATATGGTTGAAAAGGACGGTTACACGTTTGTGTTTTCAAGTAGATTTAACAAAACGCGCTTTGACTGCCGCGCTGATGATGCAAAATCAAAGTACGCGCAAAAGATTTTTAAATCAACAGGCGTAAAACCAACCGACCTTTTCCCCGCTCTCAATAAACTATACACGGATATTGAGAAGCGCGGCTACCGTGTTTTCAAAACTGAAATAGGGGTGAAATAATGAGCCGAAAGTTTTCGCCGCAAAGTCGAGAAGCATTTTTGAACGCTGCACGATCTTACAATAGCATGAGGACAAAAGCAATGAAACAGGGGGTAAACAAAGAAGATTTGCCGCCCGCTGTGTCAACTGCTAGTGTGTTTAGTGAACTGCGGACAACCGAACAACTGCGACAGATAACAAAGCAACTGAAAGACTATAAGCACGTTGCTGACTTTGCACAAAGCACGGTAGTTGAATTTAAAGCAACTGTTGGAGAAATACGCACAGCGCGGCGTACTTTTAGAAGTGAAAAGGCAAAGCTTGCGGCAGAAAACACAAGGATAAATGCCGCGCTTTCAAAACCAACAACACCCATGGTTGAAAAACAAAAGCTTTTAGAGCGGCAAGTTACCGTACAGGCAAAAATTGCAAAGATAAGCGAACGCCAAAAAGATATAAAATCATTTAAAGGACGCGAAGAATTTAAACGTGCGGTAGAAGTGTCAATGCGGCAAACGCTGAAATTTGACGTTGAGGGTTGGAGCAACTACCAAAAAAATTATATGTTGCGTATTATGCAATTAGGCGATGAAACAGGTACAGACGTTGGGGCTATTCTTGACGCGATGAAAGCAATGAACGCAAAACAATTTGCAGCGTGGGCAAGTGAAGCAGGTAACGATTTATCATATCAGTACGATTTAGGCAATAATTTTGCCACGCTTGCGAGAATTGCGGAACAGCTTGATTTATCCACATTTTACGCAAATGAATTTGATGTGATGGACAATATTGGTATAGATTATTGAAAACGGGGTGAACGCATGGGGCGCACAACAATTCGTTACTCATGCGACTTTGAAACAACAACAGACCCGAAAGATTGCCGTGTCTGGGCGTGGGTTGCGATAAACATTGACGATACAACACGGCGTTATTATGGGAATACAATTGACGGTTTTATAAAGTGGTGTGAAAGATCAAATAAAACTTTGTATTTTCACAACCTCAAATTTGACGGTGAATTCATTTTGTCGTTTTTGATGTTGCAGGGTTTTACACTAAACACAATGAGTAAATTTTTAAAGCCCCGTCAATTCAATACCCTTATATCTGGGCAGGGCCAATTCTACACCTTAAACATATGCTTTGAAAACGCCAATATAAAAATCATTGACAGCCTAAAATTGTTACCGTATTCAGTTGCGGCAATCGCAAAAGGCTTTCACCTTGAAATTTCAAAATTATCCATTGATTACAAAGAGTATAGAGCGCCTGGCCATGAGCTAACCGAACAAGAAAAGGACTACATTACAAATGATGCTCTTATAGTTGCACAGGGTTTGAAAGTGCTATTTAACGAGGGGTTTAAAAAAATAACTGCTGGTAGCAATGCCTTTAGTTTTTATCAGAAATCAATAGGAGGCGAGGCCAAATTTAGAAAATATTTTCCTGTTTTATCGTGCGATGATTTTATACGGAAAGCTTACAAGGGCGGCTTTACTTACGCTGCGCCGCAATTCCAAAACAAAGTAGTGGGCGCGGGGCGTGTGTATGATGTAAACAGCCTTTACCCTTTTTCACTTCATTCACCTCATATTTACCCATACGGGCAACCCCAATATTATACAGGCGAATATAAACCAGTAAAAGACTATCCATTATTTGTGCAACATTTTACATGTCAATTTAAAGTAAAGAAAAATCATTTGCCTATGATACAATTAAAAAACAGTAGGTCTTTTATACCAACTGAATACATCAGCGACAGCGGGACAAATGACGTTGAGTTATATTTAACAAGTGTTGACTATGCTTTGTTCTTTGACCATTATGAAGTGTATAATATTACATTTATAGATGGCTATTGCTTTAGAGCTGTAAGCGGAATGTTTGACGGTTATATTGACCACTGGTTTGCCGAAAAAACAAAGGCCAAAGAAGAAAAAAACTTTGCAATGTATCAGCTCTCAAAATTGATGCAAAATAGTTTGTACGGAAAATTTGCCACAAACCCAGCGTGTCAAAGTAAGTGGCCGGAGATTGACGAAAACGGCAGAGTTAGCTATATTCTAGGCGGTACAGAATATCGTGACCCGATTTATGTTCCTGTTGGCGCGTTTTGCACATCGTATGCGCGTGATGTTACAATCAGATCAGCGCAATTAAATTTTGATAGATTTATGTACGCTGATACTGATAGCTTGCATCTTCTCGGCGATTATGACCCAATAGGGGTAAATGTTGACGAGTATGAACTCGGTGCTTTTAAGCATGAGGGGACATTTACAAAGGCAAAATACTTGCGCGCAAAAATGTACATGGAACTGATACGCGAACCAGATGAAGCCCCTGGAAGTGAGGAATGGAAAGTGACCGGGGCAGGTATGCCAGACCAGTGTAAAGAGTTGGTAACCTTTGAAAAATTCAACTTTGGGGAAAGTTTCCCTGGAAAGCTCCGTCCAATTCATGTTCCCGGCGGTATTGTTTTTGAAGAAATACCCTTTACAATTCGAGGGTAATGTGATATAATATGAGTGTAGGTTGAGGCAACCGCCTAAATCGGTATCGCCCTACCTGCGTATAGCTGCCATGTGCAGCCACACTTTTAGGGCGTTAGCTTTGTATAATGCAGCCGTTACCGGAAACTACCTGGGTAAAACCTGCCGGGGCGTGTTGGGGTTGTTCCTCTGCATTTTCGGGCTAGCGTCCCTATTTTATTATGGAGGTAATCACAAAATGAAACTAGAACAATTTAAGCAGGAGGTGTTTAACATTGTGGTATTCCCCAAACGAAACAATAACGAAGAATAGACTTTTTAACTTTGAAGTCGGTGTCCGTGGTGTCGGTAAAACAACGGGTGCTTTTCGTTATGGCGTTGAGCAGTTTCTAAAACGCCCACCGTTTGAGATTGCTTATATTCGCCGTTACAAAGAGGAAACAAAACAATCAAAACAAGACTGGGCTGGCACACTTGTTTCAAATAGCTTTTTCCCTGGGGTAAAGTTTGGGTTAAAAGGTAATACGGGCCTTGTAAATGATAAGCCGTTTGTGCATTTTAAAACGCTTTCAGTGGACGGACGGATTAAAGGCCCGGCCCTCCCTAACTTGCGGCTTATAATTTTTGATGAATTTTTGGTTGACACAAAGTCAAGCCGCTATCTGCCCGATGATGTTAATATGTTTCTCTCGCTTTATGATACACTTGCCCGACCTAATGACCCGGCCCGTGCGCGTGTTCCGGTTCTTTTCCTGGCTAATGCGATGAGTTTCACAAACCCTTATTTCACTTTTTGGGGTGTTACTTTCAATGAAAAGGGCGAGTTTAAAACAAAATCAATTTTTGCACGTATGTACTCTGATAGTGAATTTGTTGAACAGGCCCAACAATCAGAATTTGCACAATTAATCAAAGGGACACAATACGCAGAACACAGCATTGGAAATAACTTTTTACTTGACAACAGAGATTTTGTTGAACCGCGCGCAATAACAGCTAAACCCATGTGTACACTCAAATTCAAAGGGAAGTTTTACGGCGTGTGGATTGAGTGGGATTTGGGTAAAGTTTGGCTATCATTTAAATATGACCCGTCAAATAAGCTAGTTTATACATTCTCGAAAGAGGATATGACACCAAACACTCTAACCGCAAAGTTTTTCAAATCAACTTATTATTGTAAAGTAATTATGCAAGCGTTTAACACAGGTTGCTTGTACTATGAGCACATCAACATAAAAAACAATTGGTATCAGATTGCGAGGTTAATTGGATGACACGTTTACTTGAAATTATTGCATTAATTTTGCTTGTTGGTACAATTGCCTTTTTTGTATTTAGCATTTATGGGTTTGCAAATTTAATAACATTTTTCTTTGTTTATTTGTTCGGTTTTTGTTGACTTTAAAGGCGTACAATGATATAATAGTGGAAAGAGGTGTTGAAAATGATTCTTGAATTAACTATGTTTCAGTGTTATTTGATTATCGTTGCATTATCGGGCATGTTACGCGATTTATTTAGTTTGTGAAAGGTGGTGGAATGTGTGGATAAAGTAAAATGCCCTTTTTGCGAAAGAGAAATGATTCTTGACGACCGTGACTTTAATTTCAAGGGAAATTATGATAATTATTGGGTGTGTTATCACTGTCATTGTACAGCCTTTGAAAAAGTCCGTTTTGGAAAAACACAAAGTGTACATTATGAAAGAGAGGTAAATTAAATTCTGGCTGTTTTTATTTGGCAGCGTACCGCCTAACCCCTTGACAACCTTACCGTTCTGTGCTATAATAGTATTAAGGTAAGGGCCTGGCCTTTCCAGTAATTTGTACCTGCATTTTCCCTCATCATTTTCGGTTGCCTTTGACACTCTCTAAAACGGAGCGCTAAATTGGTCGCCGGATTTGATGGGGGATTTTTGCTTTGGTGTACCGTACC